TCGTAACCGAAGGCGCTATCGCAGAATGGATGGCCCCGGAAGTCGAGGAGGTAGAAGAGGCGAAAGAAGAAGAGGAGAAGATGAGCGAAGTTCTCACCCGCGAAGAAGTCCAGTCTATGATTTCGGAGGCTATCAAGTCGATGAGTCAAGAACTGAAGAAGATTAACAAGGCTATCGCAGAGCGCGACGCGCAAATCGAGAAACTCGGAAAGACGGCTACCCCGGCAATCCGTAAGGCCCCAGTTCAAAAAGAGGTAAAACCCCTCAACCTTTCTAACCACTCCGTAGCGGAGCGTGTTGCAATCATTCAAAACCACTTTATGCAGTAATCATGGCAGATGCTTCAATCACCAGTAACTACGTAGGGAAACAGGCGCTTCCCTATGTAGCCCCCGCGATTCTCGCAGCAGACACAATCGCAAACAACTACGTTACCGTACTGAACAACGTCCGCGGACGTGCTCAACTGCGGAAGTTCTCCGGTAGCCAAATTCAGGCCGCTACGTGCACGTTTACGACGGGTACGGCTTTGGCTTTGTCCGACGTTGCTCTGTCTTTGACGGACCTTCAGATTAACGACCAAATCTGCAACAAAGACCTCCACATGGCGTGGGAGTCTGAGCAGATGATTGGCGCTGCGGCTCCGGCCCCGGCGGACATGAAGGCAGGCGCTGCACAGTACGTCGCAAAGCGTGCCGCAGAATCTATCGAGTTCAACATCTGGCAGGGTAACTACAACATCGACGCTGGTACGGCGACGGGTGCTACCTATACCGCGTTCAACGGCCTGCTGCGTCAGATGGTTTTGGCTTCGCCGACCTACGAGGCAAACTTGACGGCGTCCCTGAGTTCGGCGAATATCCTTTCGAAATTGTCGGCCCTGACCACTACGAACTGCCCGCCGGTTTTGCGCGGTAATTACGACGCGGTTATCTACATGAGCCGCGCTACGAAGGCCCTGTATTACAGCGCTCTCGCAGGTACGGCACAGTTGGCTTACCTCGCAGAAGGTATGGCCGATAAGTACGCGGGACACCGCGTGGTGGTTCCCGCTGGTTTCCCAGATGATACCCTTTTGATTTCGCGTGTTGAGAACCTGTACGTAGGCACGAACCTGCTGACCGACCTCACCGAGGCCGCAGTTCTCGACCTCATCGGAGTGACGGGAGACGACGTTACCCGCGTTATCATGAAGTTCGCTTTCGGTACGCAGGTAGTAGACCACGATTCGTACGGCTTGCTCCGTCGGACCACCTAATAGAAACCCGATAGAAGGAGGGGGCTAATAGCCCCTTCCTTTTGTCTTTAATCCCAAAATCAATGGCTTGTAATATCACAATCACGGGACGGGGATACCCCTGTAAAGACGCTATCGGGGGTGTACGTCGCTTCTGGGTTAAGACTTTCGACGCAGACGGCTCAAACTGGGGCACGGTTACGGCGGGTGCTCTCGCAGGTGCGGCCGAGGCAATTACCGTCTACTCTTTCCAGCTGACGAAGAACACGGCTTCGTTTGTCCAGACCATTAACGCGTCTATGGAAACGGGGAACGTCTTCTATTCTCAGGTTCTCGAGGTCACGATTCCGAAGATGGAAGCGGCGGTTAACGCCGAAATTGCAGACCTCATCAAAACGCGTTTGTGCGTTATCGTAGAAACCGCAAACGGGGAGAAACTCGTTATGGGTCTTCTGAACGGCGTAGACGTTACCGGAGGAACCATTACTACCGGAACGGCTGCTGGCGACCTGCACGGCTATACTTTGACGTTTACGGCGGAAGAAAAGTTACCCGCTCCGGTCCTTTCTGCTACGACGAATATCACTTATACTTCGGAGACGTAAAGGTTTGTTTTCTTGGTTAAGATAGGGCCGGGGTCTTCCCGGCCTTTTCTTTGCTATATGATATACGCTGGTATGGCTATGATGCCGGACAGGCTTCCGGCTTCTTTGAGCGCGGTTCACAGTTTGAAAGGACAGGTAGACAAACTGTTCCTTTGTCTTAACGGCTTCGATTCGGTCCCAGAGTATTTCGATGAGCCGTGGATTGAGGTTTGGCACGTCGGGCAAAATATCGGGGACCGTGGAAAGTTCTATTTTCCTTTCGGGAATTACAGAGCGTTTATTACCTGCGACGACGATTTAGAATACCCGGAGACCTTTGTTCAGGATTTCCTAAAAGCGGCAGAGATATACCCTAACTCCGTACTTACGCACGCCGGTAGGATTATTCCAGCCTCTTTCACGAATTACTGGCGGGATTGTTCTAAAGTCGCCACCTGCTTTACTCCAAATACGGAGGCGGTAAAGGTCGATATTCCAATTACGGCGGCCTGTTATTTCCCTAGCGAGATATACAAGAAGTTCGACGCTCCAAACTTTTGGAACTGCGGGGATTTCTACGCTATGCAACAAGCCAAAAAAGCCGGGGCGGATTGTTACGCTATTACTCACCCAGCGAAATACTTTGGATATATCGAACCTCCGTTTGGTACGACTATCTGGGAACAAACCCAAAAAGAGGATATGACCGCCCTTCTTAAATCTTTCCTATGAAAATAGCCCTTCATATACCCGTCTGGAAGCGGGTAGAACTGACGCGGGCCTGCTACGTAGGCCTTCAGAGAATCCAAAAGGAGTTCCAAGAAAACGGGGCCCAACTGGTTCCCTATATCGCGGTTTCGGAAGACGAACACGAGCAACTCGCACAGGAATTCGGATGGAACTACAAGTGGTTCGCGAACGAACGACTGGGAACAAAGAATAACGAGTTACTGGATTGGATGCGGGATTTCTCGTGGGACTTCATGCTTCAGCTAGGTTCGGACGATTTTATTCTACCGGGAGGCGGCGCGCATATCGTGGAACTTATGAAAGAGCACGAGTTTGCAGGGTCTAGAAATATCTACATGTTCCGAGCGGACACCAGAGAAGGAACTTTGTTTCGGGGTTACGCTTCGGGGGCCGGTCGTTTTATGGCTAGACGTTTGGTAGACGCGGTCCCGGTTATGTGGACGGACAGGCAGGTAGGTCTAGACGGCTGTTCCCGTCGTAGCGTCTGGGAGAAAACGAAGGTAGAACCCTACTGGAGCCAAACGCCGACGGTAGCCGATGTAAAGAGTTCCGTAAATGTTAGTGCCTTCGCTCGTTATAAGTACAGCCCCGAGAACTACGACCTCGACGAAGTAGTACCCGAAGCACACCTAATTCCTCGAGATGTTGTATTTAAACTCGAATAGCGGTAACCAGAACATCTACCTCACGCTTCAGGACGCGGGGCGGGATTACACGTACACCCATTACCTGTTTAAGCTGGTGCACCGGATGAGCCTCGAAGACTTCTATTTCGTGGGTTACGTGATTAACGACAACCCGAGGTACACAAAGATTCAGGTAGCTACAAACGCGACCACGACGAATAACGTCCTTTTGACGGAGACCGGGGATTACGATTATTTCGTCTATGCCCAGAACTCAAGTACCAATAAAGACCCAAATAACGCGGCGGTTGTAGCTTTAATCGAGCAGGGTACCTTGCGCGTTCCGGGGGCGGCTATCGTAAGCCTCCCTACTATCACTCTCGAAGATAACGTACTGTTCTATGGCAACGAATAAAATCGAAAACGTCCAACTTAAGACGTACGAAGCTAGGTCCTACCGCGAACACGCGAAGGGGGACTGGGTTAAGTACGGAGACGACAACCTATTCCCTAACTATCTGGTAGACTTGTACCACTCCAGCCCGACGCATAACGCGTTATGCACGACTATCGGGATGATGATTTACGGGGAGGGGTTCGAGCCCGCGGACCTGAACGCGAAACTGCTCGCGGCACAGTGGGACCTTAATTCGGAACTCCGGAAGTGCGCTATCGACCTGAAGATTCAGAACGGTTTCGCCCTTGAAGTTAACTGGAGCGTAGACCGAACGGTAATTGCGAATATCTCACACCTCCCGTTCGAGAATCTACGTTCGGGGGTCTGCGATGAAGAAGAGGTAGTACAGTGGTATTACTACTCGCGTGACTGGAGCGACTCCAGACAGGAGCCGGAAGCTATCGCACGCTTTAACCCAGAGACGAAGAACGAGTACCCGACGCAAGTTCTGTATGTAAAGCCGTTTTCGGTAGGGTCTTACTACTACCCAAAGCCCGACTATATCGGGGCAATTAACTATATCGAACTCGAGAAGGAGATTTCGGTATTCCACATCAACAATATCAAGAACGGTCTTTCTCCTTCGTTCGCGATTCACTTCAAAAACGGTATCCCCTCGGACGAAGAGCGCCGCGAAATTCGGCGGGACATTGAAAGGCAGGCCGCCGGAGCACAGAACGCGGGTAAGTTCTGGATGACCTTTTCGGACGAGCCGGACCGCGCCCCGACTATCGAGGCGTTTACCCTTTCGGACGCGGATAAGCAGTACCAATTCCTTTCGGAGGAAACCACCGCGAAGATTATGATAGGCCACCGCGTCACTAACCCGCAGATGTTCGGGGTTATGGTCGCGGGCAAGTTGGGCGGAGGAACCGAATTAGAGGCCTCTATGGACCTATTTAACCAGCAGGTAGTTACTCCATATCAAGAGGTCTTAAACGAGGCGGTTATTACACTTATGCAGGCTAGCGGAGTCGCTCCTCGTTTTGCATCCGCTCAAATTGCAGAAGGAGAAGCAAACGTAGATGCTTCGTACACGGGTATTCAGGTTACTAGCGCCCTTGAAATTGTGGGGCTTGTACAATCGGGACAGCTTACACGGGAACAGGGTATCCAGTTGCTTATTACTATGCTGCAATTCCCGCCGGAAGCAGCGGAACTTTTGTTCCCGCCGGAAGAAGGT